TACCAATACTTATTTAGAAAGTCAGAAAGCGGTTACCCTAACGCCCAAACTGCCGCATACATGAATCTTTCTGGAGACAAGCTAAATGTCCCCGTTAACATAAAAGACTTACAAGCTGAATACGATAGTGTTTCACGTGAACGCGGGAAGAATCTTGTTTCTGAAACTACTTCTAAAGGGCATACTTATTATACTAAAGACGAACGTAGTCTTATGGGGCACTTGCTTAAGTACGGCAGGCGTATTGATGAGAAGTTTGGGGATGAAGTTCTTCCGCATGCGGCCCCTTGGGTAGTAGATGGAGATACTGTTTACCTTTCCCCTTATATCCCTGATATCGAAGGCTCGCGAACGCAAGCGGATAGCATGCCCGTTAGCGCTGGGCTGAAGATGGCCACAACGCTCCCACGTGAAACAAAGCTTGGCCCGGAGGTGCCGAAAGGGCGCGTCCCGCAGAAGGTTCAGCAACAGCAAGCACGTGCCAGCGGTGCTTCGGGCATCCCCCCAATAAGAGGGCCTAGAGGCGGAGATGTCCCCCCTTCAGACCCCTCGCGGCCGTTTAAGGGTCAGCCGGATGACCCGAAATGGAAGGCACAGCGCCTTTGGAATAACATTCAGAAAATTGTGTCTCCCTCAACAATATCCGAACGCTCGAGAGCTGCCGCGCAAATAGCACGCTCCCAAATGGGAATAGGACAAAGGTTTATTCACCAACAAGTTGACAAGCTTGAAGGTCACAGAAAAGCTATAAATGCTCTTTCTAGAGACGAACAGCTAGGGGTTGTTGATTATATACAAACCAATAATGCCCCCGATGACATCAAAGCCACTTGGGGTCCATTGGTTAAAGCTTTGCGTCAAGTCTATAAAGGGGTAGAAAATGACTTAACGAGCCTGCCGAAGCACGCGCATAGAGATTTTATTCAATATTACCTTCCTAATCTATGGAAAGAAAAAGTTGATGCCCGCAAGATATTCGGGGCGGGTAGCTACCTAAAAGAACGTAAGCTACCAACTTATGCGGACGGCATAAAGAAGGGCCTCACTCCACTTACGACCGATCCTATTGAGATGACTATGCGATATCTTGGGGGCATGCGCAAGTATCTTGACCGAGAGTTTATCTTGAAAGAAGGTTTAGATACAGACCATATAAAGACCGTCATGCCCGGTGAAGCCATACCCCAGGGCGCTAAGATACTAGATAAGGTTCATAGAGGCCCCTATTTAGTTTATGCTAGCAAGGACTTTGCTAGGGTGTGGGATAACTATGTTTCTAGGGGATTTCATGATATATCTGAAGATTATGGGGATGTTTATAATGCCTTGCAACGTATGACTAATGCTTCCGTTTCCATGAAACTAGGCTTATCTGCTTATCACGCACTAGATATAGTTCGTGAAGCCTTCGATGCTGATATGGCGGATGCGGCCAAAGCTTTATCGCATGGGGAGCTTTCAAAAGCAATAAGGTATGCGTATAAAGCCCCTATTACTTTTGTTACCGCTTATAGACAAGGTAACCAGCTTGTTAAGGACTACCTATCAGAGACTAAGAAAACTCCCGCTCGCGAGCAAATGCTGGACCTGCTTACCAAGTCCAATATGACCATAAGAGGTCTTGAAGATATTTATAGAACGACCGCCATGGACGATTTTTGGACGTCATTCAAACGTGGTCGATTGAGTAAGGATATTAAGAAGACTGGTACGGATATGGTCGCTAAGATGAAGGGGGCCCCCTATGCGGCCCCACTCCATGTTATACAAGCAACTGCCTCACTTACTTCTCGGATGATAGAGACCGGGGCTCGACCACTATTTTACCATTATATACCCATGATAAAAGTGGGTATATTTCAACAGCGCATGTCTGATTTCCTGGAACGTAACCCTACTGCCAACGAAGAAGCCCAAATTAAGGAGGCACAAAGAATATCCGACACGATTGATAACGCATTTGGTGAGATGGCCCAGTCCAATATATTTTGGAATGGCATCATGAAACAGTCACTCAATGTCGCAATGACCTCGACTGGATGGACACTAGGTACGCTTAGAAATTTTGTACCCGGTATTATAGATTTATCTAAAGCTGTCGGTAAGACGGCTAAGACTGGTAAGTTGCAGCCACTGGATTATGAGGCTTCTTATGTAGTGGGTAAGATATTGACCCTTACTATTATAGGGTCTGTTGTTCAGGTAATGTTGTCTGGCAAGGTGCCACAAGAGCCTAAAGACTTTCTTGTTCCCCAGACGGGAGGCACTACACCATCAGGTGCCCCAGAACGTATAATGCTACCCGGTAATGAAAAAGACTTGATCGGCTACTATCATAGTATGGTAGGAGAAGCGTATAATAAAATGAACCCTATATTACAATCTAGCTATGAGGCCCTTATTGCCAACGAAGATTACCGAAAAGATAAGGTTTCATTTCCTGACGATCCTTTAATGCGTCGGGTTTACGACACAATGGCGCATATTGCATCTTCATTTTACCCTATTTCTGTCCAACAAGGATTAACTGGGCCAGCTAAAGGGAGTGCTATTGGGCCAATTGGCATGGCGGCGGGTTTCCGTCCGGCTGGGGAATGGCTTGCAAATCCCGAGCGTTCAGAACGAATTGGTAAGTATATTAATTACAAAGATAAGCGTCGGAAAGAGATGCACCAACGAAAGGATGCTGCTAAGAGGGATATGCTTGTCAGTGAATTCATGAAATTGGGAGTGCCCCAAAACCAACCCCCTAAAAGGGGTATGAGTGTTGAAGAATTCATGGGGACGCACTAATGAAAAAGAAAAAGCGTCCTGTAGACAAAGTGGCAAAGGTCATGCATGAGTTTAAGCATGGCACCCTTCATTCGGGGTCTAAGAAAGGTCCTAGAGTGAAGAGTAGGAAACAAGCTATAGCTATTGGACTAAGTGAACAACGAAGGAACAGGAAATGACCCCTAAAAAAGAACTGGAAACGTATATTGAGAGTTTTGTGGAAGCTACTAAGGAAGAGTTTGGTCTCGTTCCAGGTAAGTTTCGTGTGTCTATAATGAATCTGGCAGACAAATCAGACCCGCTTAACCAGTTATTCGTAGTTACTGCTAAGATTTGGGATAGAGAAACAAATAAAATCTATGGGTGGAAGGGTGAGGCTAACATAAATACTATTGTAGGTTACCACTTACAAGTTTCTAAGGCTATAGAGAACTTAATCCAGGACATGAAAGATAACCCTCATAGAGTTATTGATAGGCCATGAACCTTCTTATTCTAGATCCGGCTGGCTTAGCCCTTGATCTTGCGGTTCATGCGCAGCATCAGGGGCACGAAGTTATTCACTTTATTCAAGATGATCCTAAGCTAGTTAGGATCGGGGAGAACGTTGTAACGCGGGTGCGTGGTAACCTTGATCAACATGTTAAGAAAGCTGATATTATTTTTGTGGCCGATACTGCTAAATACATGCCTACTTTTGAAAAGCTTAGGGAGTATACTTCTAAGGAAACGGTTTGGGTAGGACCTACCCAAAAGCAATCTAAGTGGGAACTGGACCGTAAGTTAGGGCAGGATATACTTGCTCGTTATGATATTCCGGTAGCTCCGTATGTTATTTTCTCGGACTATGATGCTGCCATTGCATACGTTAAAAAACGTGACACCCGCCTTGTCTCAAAGCCCTTTGGTAACGATCAAGACGACAAGTCTTTGTCTTATGTTGCGGAGGGTCCCGAAGACCTTATTTACATGCTAAATAGGTGGAAGAAACAAGGGAAGCTGAAAAACCAATTTATGATCCAAGATTTTGTTGGTGGCGTGGAGTTCGGGGCCGAAGGTTGGTTTGACGGCGAAGGGTGGAGCGGCCCTTGGCATGAGGCATTCGAGCATAAGAAGCTTATGGCCGGTGAAATTGGCCCTACTACGGGGGAGATGGGAACTGTTAACCAAGCGGTAAAGAATTCTGTGCTAGCTGATAAGGTCCTGAAACCATTAACCAGCTTCTTAAAGGCGGCGCACTATGTGGGTTTTTTTAATATTAACTGCATTGTTGATTCTAAGGGTAAGGTATGGCCCCTTGAAATCACGTCTCGACCCGGCTGGCCGTGCTTCCAACTCCAACTATCCATCAGCAAAGGCGACTTTGTTGAAAGCCTCTATAATGACCGAGCACCGCGCTTTACTACAGGACGAGTTACAACGGGCATCGTGCTTGCGATTCCTGACTTTCCCTTCTCGCACATTACGCGCAAGGAGGTTGTAGGCATCCCTGTTTTTGGGTTTGACGATTCGAACTTACACTGTCATCCTGCGGAAATGATGAAGTCCCGTGAGGGGCAATGGCAAACGGCGGGAGATTATGTATGCGTGATAACCGGCCATGGTTCGACGGTAACGAAGAGCCGCGAGGAAGCTTATGCCAACCTCAAATCCTTGATCTTACCCAATTCACCGATGTATCGAACGGATATTGGCCAGAAGTTAGAGAAACAGATACCCCTCTTGAAGAAAGTGGGGTTGGGCGACAACTGGCAATATTGACCTCTAACAAGCCTGAGTTTGACCTCGCGGAAGGCTTGCGGGACCTAAATGAAGATACCATCCGGGGCTTAAAGCGGCGGATCAATATGATTTGTGGCCGGGACATAGCACTCATGAAAATTCAGATGCAAGCTATGACCTTAGCGGTACAGACTATGGCCCGAATCAATGAGGTTCAGTTCAAGGCCCGTGTTCAAGAGAATAACGTCTATAACTTTCAAGAAGAACTATCTAAACTTCGCCGTGAGAATAGTCACCTTCCTTCCTTAAAAGAATATCGCGCCAAAGGTTAATGATACTTTCGGGGAACATGTAGCAGTCCCTAGATGCATCCCCGTTTTCTTTCCTACCATTAATATTGCACCTTCCTATATCGCACACGCCCTCACGTTTAAGTGTAGCTAGCACTTCACTGCCAGACTTATTGAGTGATTTTTTCAAATGTGCTCTTAATTCTGTTGGCCTGCAATAATATGTTTTATTCTCAATGACATAGCAACATAAAGCAATTTTGTTTCCTTGCCATGTTGCGCAACTTGTGTTCTCTGGTTCCGCATTCTTACCTACTTTACCAGCGGGTATCTTTTCATAGACAAGACGCTCGTCTTTATCTATAAATTCGACAATAGCTTCTTGCGCCCTAGTCAGGTGCATGGTTGGGGCACCTTCTTTTATATGCTCCATCTGTGATATTATGAACGGGGTAACTATGTCTTCCCCAAACCACACGATATCAGCTAGCCCTAGTTGTTTGTCAGCCCATACCATGAGCATAATTAGGGAAAATAAGAAGCGATCTTGCCGCCCGATACCAGGGTGATCCCATGTCGCGACATGGTGGTTGAAGTCCTGCATGACCTCAGGCTGAAGAATATGCCGTATCCACTTACGGCCGGCCGTCCCGCCCATCGTCATCAGTTTCTTGTAGTCGAGATTGACCTTGGCGTCTATAAGTGCGGCTTCGACCTCGATCACACGTTTTTCGGTCGCCCATGCATCGTCCAAGTTGGGGATGGACCGGATGATTCCTGTCAGCGGCTCGTTAGAAGAGGTGATCGCAATCGTGGAGAATTGGCCAATCTCTCGCATTCCCCCCGTTTGGGTGGCCCGGCCCGGCCCTTGCCCCATACTCCAACTTTTTGCCCAACTGTGGAGGGATTGCGGGTCGTTACCCCACGGGCTGAGGTTGATTTCATCGATGATGAAGGGGAGATGCGGTCGCGCTACCACATCGCTATAGAGGGCCGCGAGCGAGGAATTTGTTGGCATGACATAATCGTCGAACCGGCCCCAAACACTGGCGGCCGCCATCAATCCCGTGGTCTTGCCACTCCCGCTCTTGCCGTAAGTATTGAAGATAATGCCTCCAAAGCCGCGATGCCCAGCGAGATAAACCAAGGGTGCAACAAATGACAAAAGAAGAGATAACTTAACACCTAGTGGGGTGTTTATGTCTCCTAGTAGCTCATGGATTAGAGACTGCCATTCCTTGAAAGCCCGATCTGGCTCAGTATCTAGTTTCATGGCCTTGGCATACCGGACCATTCGGGCATCGTTCTCATCAATGGCGTGGTAGCCAATCTGGTCCTCGCTTACTGAATCGTATCCGAATACAAAAAAAGCCTGACCTGTAGTGGCAAGTTTCGACCAACCAAACTTTTTTACTAGTGTCATTGTAGGCTCCCTATCGTTCTCCACACACAAAGTCTCATAAAAGTGTTGGCTATCCCTCAAGTAAATAGGCCATAAGCTAGCTAAAACACCTACCCCCTTTGCATTAATAGCTGATCCACTGAAATTGCTTGCTTCTTTAGACGACAGCATGAATGATCGTAAGGATTTTTTATTGGCATCTTGAAATCTAAATCTAACATAATGGTTCTCATTATCTTCGTCCCTGATGAGGCCATCAACCCAAATGGGACGGTGCGAAACAGCGAGGAAGGTGCCTTGTTTGCTCATACTTATTGAGTTATTTCGGTACTCCCAACCATCCGGTAAGATTTGCGGTAAACCTTCGTGCTGGAGTGCCGTGGTGCGAAGAGCCGCTTTGATAGGGTTGAGGCCCTTACCTCTAAATTTGCAGCCTTGGCAAAGGTACCCTTGTTCGGCCCGGCCAAAGGCTTCGCAGCTCGTTGGCGCGGAAGCAGTCTCAATCTTTTTTGTAGCAAGTTCGGGTTCATAAGTAAGCCCATATTGATTTTTTGACCACCTATAAAAAGTGTCTTCTCCGTTCGGAATAAATTTAAGTATAGTTGCACAGTAGAACCAGGGGTCATGCGCGTGGGGAAGGGTACCCTTTTGTAAATAGTCAATCTGTTTGCATACTGACGTAAGGCATTCGGTAGAAATAGCATATTGCTCCGGTAATACGGCCGTCGGTACCGCTTTCGACTGTAAGTATTGGGTGCTAGGCGACTGAGCCAGTCCCACGTCCGCATTATATAAAGATTCTGGCCACTGAAGTATTTCGACCAATACGCCATACTTTTCATTAAGACTGCCGGGGACTCGTAAAATCGACGCAATATCACACGTGCGAGCACCATCTACTTTTACTCCTAGTCTTCTGACGTTATTATCTAATTGTTTAGCGAGAACTTGCCATTCTTCGGGAGTTACATCTCGTTCGAATGGCCAATATACATGGAGGCCACTACCAGACCATACAATAAGGGATTGTCCGTAAATACTTTCTAACTTAGTTAGTTCCTTTAGGGCTTCTTCGCGCGTATGGTAGCAATCGGGTTTGTCACGAATATCGATATCAAGCCATAACGATCGCACAGCCACAACATCTTTGCCTTCACGCCCTTTGGGGTATAGGTACTTACTACAAGCGTGATAACTTCCAGGTTTGTTTGCTTTTCGGCACGATGTACTTGTGAAGGATTTTAGGGTAGGGAAATGCTGATGAGACCTGAGTGGTAATTTAGCAAATACGTAATAACCGGGTGCTTCCGGTAAGATGAGAGAGTAGAATGCACACAATTCTTCTCTCTCCATAAGGAGTACTCCGGCATAAGATACGTCTAGTAATTAGTAGTTTATGCGCGGTTACCTTCGGCGGCTATGCGCGCGCGGGCACGCTGCTTTGCTAACTCCATAGCCGACAGTTTCGGGGGGACTTCTTGGGCTGGGGGACTTTTTTCGGTTTCTGAAAACGCTCGGCTATTATGTTCCGGCTTTACGCGTTTTGAGAACGATTTCCTATCCTTTACCGCGGCTTCAACTTCTTCTTGTGATATAGTGCGGACTGGCCGTACCTCTACATCTATAGGCTTCTCATGAGCAATTTGTCGTACAGGTTGCGCTTGGGCATGTTGGAGTTGTCGTTGTCGTTGCGCGCTACTCTGTGAATCAACTCCTATCCAAGCAAGGTGCTCTTCTTTCTCAGCTTCTTCCATCATGAAGTCAATAGTCTCTTCATTCAGGAATTCTATCAGCTCAAATTGAAGTACGTTTTTTTTCTTGCTCCAAGATGCCCGAGTAATAACGTGTTGGGGCTGTACTTTATAGCTATCTATCCCAGTCTTATAACTTTTCAACTCCGTAAGATACTCTCTCCAAGCCTTAAGGCTTGCGGGCGGTATGCGAAATTGGTAGACCCCCTCTACTTTGTCTGAAAGAACATAGACGGCTAGCTTCTTAGAATCAGAGCAAGCCTTAACTTGCTTTCCCGTTAGTTTTGACTCCGCGCTACCCCATGCATTTTTAGGACAAGAATGGCAGAATTCGGATTGTGGCTCGAACACGCGTAGATCTGGAGAAAATCCATTGTCCGAATAACAAGTAGGTGCTTTCGGACTCTCTGGATCATACCCTTCTTCATAGTACACTTTAGAGTAGTTAGGGTTAATATCCAAGATAACAAACTCCATAGCATCAAGACCAATGACGGTGCTTTCGCCCTCTGCATCAATGGCAGTGAAGCGTTCGCTTCCAACTGAAAGCCGAGGGAAAGCAACTCCCCCCGGCATTTCGAACTTACCCCATGAGTCTTGTTTGGCATACTTCTGAAGATACGACGGAACTGATACTTCTTTCATTTCATAACCCCTAGTTTACTGTTGACTGGTTCTTTTCTTGCTGAAGGATGCTTAGGGCTATTTTATTAGATTGGTTTAATAGCTCTAAGATGATTTGCCGCATGTGGTCATTAAGCACTGCTAACTTTATGTACGGCGTCATCAAGTTGATAGTGCCTATAGAGTTCATAAATCCTTTAGGAGAATCATGAGTTAGTAAGATATACTCAAACCCCGGATGATGTTCGTGGAGTGTCTTTCCCACTTCGTTTAGTAGTATCTGTAGTTCATCCGGGGTGCTTATCTCCTTCCCGCCGACTTTCATTGTGCCTTCCTAAAACAAAGTTTCTGGTTGGTCTCAGTCACGACACCAGGGGGTGGCTGTTTGTGTTCCTCCATATACTCCTTAACCGCTGCCTCGGAAGCACGCACGAACAGAAACTCGGTTGCATTGTTCTCGATGACGAAGTTGAAGAATACCTCGGCATCTTCGACGCGGGAAGATATCCGTGTAGCAAGGTAAGTTGTTCCCGTTATAATTGCGGGGACATCAGTGCCTTTCTTGATAGTAACTGAATTGGTTCCAAGAGCGCGAAGGTCCTGAGCTATCATTTCCTCAAGAATTTGCAACGTGGCTTTGTCTTCCTCAATGGAAGCCTCATAGACACGTTTCTTTTCATTGAGAATATCTTTCATCGTTCTCCATGCTTCGATTTGTTCTTTCATACTAAAGTCCGGTGTGATTGATGCTTGTCGGCGGCTCATGTTGGTCTCCTTTTGTATGTGGTCTCTACTCCCCGGCCCCAAACTAGGCAAGCTAGCTTGCCTTCAGCGCGGCCAATAACGCTCCCTGAAGAGATTCCCGGCTTTCCAGCCGGTCGTAAATCACAGCCTCCAGACTCGTACCGCATAACTGGATCACTTTAACATGGCGCGTTTGCCCGCGCCTTGTCAATCGGCCAATGGCCTGTTGGTATATCTCATTGCTATCCACGGGCAACCACCAGACTATGATGGAGGCGGCAGTCAGTTCTACCCCATGCGCCATGGTGCGCGGGTCCGCAACCAAAACGCGTGGGTGTGGGAGCTCCTGAAACGCAGTAATCGCTTTGGCTCTTGCGTCTGGCTTTACGTCCCCATGCATCGCCAAGACGCTATACCCTTCTGCCTCGATTCGCCTAACAAGTAAAGTAAGTTGTGATCGATACGGAACAAATATAACTATTTTCTCGTCAGCCTGTTCCAATAAAGCCACTACCTCGTCGGCCCGTTCTCCGAGTCCGAGTTTCTCAATTCCGCCATCTGAATATACCGCTCCGCCGCAAACTTGTAACAGCTTATTTCGTAATGCAGCTTCATGAGGGGAGCTAATAGTTCTTCCGTTGTCAAGTTCCGCGACGGCATCTCTTCGTAGGACTTTAAACAATTTTTTAGACTCCGAACTAAGTGGTACAATTCTGCGCTCAGTTGTGCATGGGGGCAGCTCGGTACATTCATCACGTAAGATCCTTATCGATGGTTGTAAGATGCGCTGTGCTTTCTCAACAGCATCGTCCTTTTGCGCCCATACCCACATATCCTTGTGAATGTGCGTCCGGTTACGAAAGGACGTGAACGACTCCTTATAATCTCCCCGCACTGCGCGTGCGATTCCATGCGCATTTAAGGGGGTGTTGGGCATTGGTGTGGCTGTAAGTCCCCAAACTGAGCGTCCAGGTGTTACCTCCCTAAGATATTTAGATCGTGAGGTATTAGGGTGTTTAAACGCCGTAACTTCGTCTAAGATAATAGTGTGGATATCAGATGCTTTTATGGCGTCTCGTACAGCAGTGCTAAGCAAGCACTCGTAATTGCTAATGTACAATATATCGCTATTTGCGAGAATGCAGGCAGCTTTCTTATCTCCTCCACTAGGAAGAAGCACGTACCTAGATATATCGTCAAATATGTCACCACAACTTTTCTCCCAAACCGTTTGAAGTGTCGTAAGGGGTGCCAGCACAAGCACGCTCCCCCCGTACTCCCGTTGCATAAAATCCGCCGCCCATAAGGCGGAGTAAGTTTTCCCGGTCCCCATTTCCGAGAAATCGAAAGCATGTGCGTTATTTAACAAGAAATTAAACCTTTGGAGTTGGTTATCCATAGGCTTAATCCCGTCTTTATGGGGAAAGTTATAACTAGTTGAGAAGTCAAACATCAGTTTCTTCGAACTTACGTACTAGCAACCGTACAAACCCTATGTGTACTACCATACTAAAATTTATTTCTGTTGAAATCTGGTGACCATGACAGTTTATAGTCATCACACAGATATTATCTGGGTCTGAATTATCCTCCCTCATATTCACAACCATAGGTCTCGCGCACCTAAAACAGAATATATCTAGGGGTGTATAAACCGGAAAACGTTTCATAAATTCCTGAAAGTTAATAGCTACCGGAGATTTGTCATTTTCGTATATCATCTCACCCTCCTATATATGTACCCAGCGGCCGCTAGAGCCTAATCCTCGTTTCACTGCCGCTATGATATCATCTTCCACGATAAACTCACTAACGTCATGAATGACTACTGCTGCTCCACCAGCATCCATCATAGATTCCAAGATCTGTTGCTGTCGAGGCGTCACTTCTGATACCGATTCCCGTTTCGTTTCGATACCAACAAATATACCAACCCGTTTACCGACCATATCTTGAGTAATCATGACGGGCACGCAAGCTATGAAGTCGACGGTGCTCTTCCCTATCCCTGATGGCACGCTCATGAACCAGTATGCGCCCCAATCGTTAAGAACCCGTTTAACTACGGACTTAACAGCTTTTTCTAATGCGCCCTTAGGCTTTTTGGTTCGACTTGGACTCGATACCTTTTGTAGCATACTCGCACTCCGTTAGGTCGCACCATGGACATAAAACATTCTTACGAGGCTTGTTTTCTAACTCTTCGTCTATCTTCTCAATTCTTTTTAACAAATCTCGGTAAGTTTTTGCTGGAGATAAAGTATGCATAGTGCCTATACGGTTCTCCTTTAGCCAGATATAAGCACCGCGCCAGTGCTTTACGTCCGGGAAGTAGGCTTTCGCAAGCATTGCGTGCAAGTTTAGCTCGTCAGGATCTTCGTATGGCTTTCCGGTTTTCCAGTCAAATATATAAGCTATACGGTCAACATCGATATTAAGAACATCAAGTTTACCGCGAAAATAACAAGATTGATCGTAAAAAGAACATGGAGAAAAATCAATAAGTATACCCAGCTCAACCTCTGCCTCCAATAATCTAGTGTCAGCAGATACAACAGGGATAAGATGTTCAAAACAAGACAGTTTGCTATCCAGAGGTTTATCATCATTTATCCGTCTCTCCATGGCGGAATGCACTCTCTTGCCTTCCTCCATTGCTGGTGTGCTGACAAAAGGATAGGTTTTGTTGAGATAGCGGGCGGTAAACGACCGCCCACATTTCTCAGCTTCTTTTAGTTTTGTGAACGCCCACGGAGTCATATGCTGTACACTTCCCGCGATATATACAGTATGTCTACTTTACATACTCTAAAGACCCCATAAGCACTTAACTCCATGGCTTCATTATAAAGTTCTTCTATAGGTAGAAGATCCTTATCTTCCGCGATAATATTCCATCGGCCTCTATGCAGCTCTTGCAGCTGGTACATATTCTTCCTCCATAAGTTGCTCTTCCCAACGAGCTAGTTGGATACAGTTCCTAACTTCCGCCCGGTGCTCGGCAACTAAGCACCGAAAATAATTCCGCTCATCATAATAGGGTGGGTATACCCTCGATATTAGTGGTGTTACTCGCGCGCGTGCTTCTAAACGTAGCCACGTCCGTAGCGCTATGCGATAACAACGTAATGCCAGCCTGAGTTCCTCAGTAACATTGCCATAGTGATTAACAAGCTCTGGCTCATCAACCAAAACACGTGGGAAATTTCTTACGAAGCTTTCCCGATCTTCCCGGACTTCATAAAAATCTCCACATATGAAGATAGTGTTCACCATTTTAATCTCCCTCCTTTGCATAACGCCATGATAGCGTCCGACACACCCATAACATACATCTCAATCATTAACAATTTATGAATCGATCCGGCCTGGATAGCTGTTAGCTTTTTATTGTTCGCTATAAATTCCGCGTGCTCGTAAACTAGTTTAGAGCTCATCCCAATATCTTCTATGGGCCTGTACATTTTTGATAAATTTAAGGATAGTTCTGATGAATACTTATACCCCCAGTTGCTAAGGTTACCTATCTGTTCTATAGATACATACTCACTACCATCTTGCATGGTAGTAGAAAACTGCCTAACGAATTGTACCGGCCCAATAAAATCCTTAATACTCGTACTCATGTTAGTTTACCCAGCGTATCCTTACACAATTCCTAATGGCTTCCGCCCGCTGAAAGTGAAAATACATGTATAGTCTTCGTCATTTTACTTCCCATAACTTTCGCCCCATTCTACTTCACAAGCTAACGGTAATCCAGGTATCCATGGCACGGGTTCCGTTAGGATGTACTCCATTATAGCGGCAGTATCTGTACAATCAATTAATTTCACGCAAGAAATAAGTTCGTCGTGCACTTGGTGCACGATGTGCACATTTTCTTCTTCAAGAGCGAGCCAACTATCAGTTATTTTAATCCGGGCAAGAGCTTGGATATAATTTTCTGTAAATGCTCCACCCCACAATTTGCGGCCATGAGACCAAAAATCTCCGTGATCGTCTTGAGCGATGTCTTCATAATCAAGATACAACCCGTTTGGGAGCATGACCTTCTTACCCTGTAACTCCAAAGTAAGGTTACCATACTTAATATATTGTACTTCGTTATTCTTAGACTTATAAAGCGCTTCTAGTACTCTGTCACCAGCTTTCCATAAAGCGGGTATTTGCCAATACTCTTCCCGGAAAGTTTGTACAAGCTTATTAGATAGTTGTCGATCTATCTTCTTACCTTCGGTTACCAGGGTATTATAAAATTTATCCCTACCTACTCCGTACCCACACCCTAACACTACCTTCTTAGCGACGTACCGTAAGTCGGGGGTATGCTCTTTGCTTATTTTTTGGTTAAATGCTGTAGTCCCGAACTCGCTATAAACATCACGTCCGTCTTTAAAAGCAGTTAGGAGCTTGTTTGCACCTGCGACCCAGGCAAGGATTCGGCATTCTATTTGGGAGAGGTCGCCCCAGACAAGAGTGTAGCCAACTGGAGATTTAACTGCTTTTCTGAGTTTGCTACCTCTTGGTAGGTTTTGAAGGTTAAGTTTATCGCCTCCGCTAAAGCGTCCGGTGTGGCCCCCGTAATACCGTAAATACACAGGTATCGGCCCTCGGCTACTTGCAGACAAAAGTCTGGCGGCGCGAGTTTCCCCGATTGAAGTCTTTGCACTAATTCTAGCGTTGATAAGATTTCGTATCGATTCATCCGAATGCTCCTTTAGCGCTAAAAACTTAACGTCACCTTTAGCTAAAGCATATGTCGTTTTGCCAGTTCGGAGACTGAGCTTTTGTGGCACCTCCACACCGTGCCCGCGTAAAAGCGTCGCAAATTTTCGATCCGAAAGCAAGACGGACATGTCCAACCCAAGCTTTGCAGGCAAATTCTCGCGTTCATAGATGGCTGCCTCTAATGCTTCCTGAAGAATTTCCCGGTCACCAACTAAGACTGGCTCGGTAAAGAGCCGCACTGTGTGGTTGATAAGATCGAGCTCGGATTGCGGGACACGCGGTTTTAGGAACCGGAAAAGGTTTGCAGTTAGCTGGCAATCGTGAAGGGACCCTTGGCCAATCTGAGTTTGCAAGCCGGGAACCGCATTAATTTCCGCAAGCGTCTTATCTCGGAAGAGGTTGTACGGTACACTCTTAGGGGTGCCTAACGCTAGCACGTCCGCCAAGAACTCAAGAGAGTGCCGGTCAAAGCGCGGGTAAACCGCCCGCGCCATCGATAAAGTATCGTACCAATACGCAGGATTAATCCCATAAACCTGATTTAGGATAAACCCATCGAATTGGGCGTGGTGTGCTACAAGGGCACTATCGTTAGCTCGGTCTAACCAACTAATAATAGCGTTGCCTGTTAGCCATACAGCTTCGCAGTTGTGGCCAAGCGGCACCGCTCCCATGCCAATGACTTCGAATAGCGGGTTCCTAATATACTCTTCTATAGAGTGCTTAATGAGTGTGTTAGTGCTTCCATAAGTAGTCTCGAAGTCTATGACATAGGTAGTCATATTGCTTAGCTCACATTGCCGGTTAGGTTTTAACAGAACTGATGTTACGCCGCCATAAACGACCGATAACAGCACATCTAGTCAAGCCATGCTCTCTAGCTGCTTCGGCAGCACCCACTTTAGTCACCCTGTCAGCTAGTATTACGATACCAGGGTCAATAGATGAGATGCGAGACCGTCTCTTAGGTACTGATTGTTTCAATCCACGCTCCCGCACGGAGAGCGACATCCATTGAGGTTGACGTTTAACAACAAACGACCGTCGCACTTTACGACATTCAGCGCTACAGTAGTCTCTTCTTCGGCTACCCGTATCTTTGTTACAAATATCACACTTCTTATAATAATTAGGACTAATTCTCTTGAGAAACACCCTGTAACATAGCCTGCTACAAAACTTCTGGGCTAGACAACGATATCTGACTATAAACAACTTATCACAAGTGGGACACTTGTGTAAGGGATTAGATGTAAACATTGCGTTAGATCACTCAACCGAAATGCTATATCGATGCTTTGTGGTTCACTCAGGTATAAAGCTCTATCTGGGATTATGGTTCACTCTTTAGTGTTGTTATGTCCCTACTAATTGGTTCACTAGAGAGATATGATTGCTCATTTGATTTGGTTCGCTCCCGCTTTTTGTTAGGTCACGCACTATGGCTATTAGATTTACTAGTCACGCAGCCTATTTAATTACTTTCTTACAGGTCCCGACTTCAATAAAGTGCTCATGTTTAAGGTGCGCGAGCGCGTAGGGCACCGGCGCGGGTCTCTTAAACTCATGTTCGAACCACACCTGATGCAGGTGACTAAGAAACACCTTCACCGTCCATCGCTTCGCACGGCGATCAATTTGCGCGGGAGGCAGCTTGCCATCAATATAATGTTTGTAGGCTTCGGTTTCTTTACTATAATTTTTACTAGCAAGTGCGGCAGATGCTTGGTCCGCATAATCGCCAGCGAGGTTCTTGCCTTCCTCCATTGCCTTCCGCTCACGATAAAGCAGGCCATAAGGCGACGGGTTCGCGGATTTAGGCCCCGAAAGCTTGCAAAATGATTCGCCTATTTTCCAACACAAAACTTTCAGGTCCGCATTCCAAGGCCGCTTGCAGCCTTTCTCCCATTTTTTTGTAGGGTCAAGGCCCGCGAAAGCCCAAAAGTGGCCAACCGTGGGGGCTTTGTGGATGTCGAAATGCGCTAGCAAGCCCGCCGCGAGCACGGGGCCGATTCCCTTGACAGAGCGTGCCCATGAGCCGATAGGGTGATTATACGAGTAGACATCGAGGGCAACTTGTAACTGCTTTTCAAGCCGCGCATTTTGCTCCGCGAACCACTCTATAACAATGTTAGGCTCTTTGCCGTCTAGCTGCTTAGCTTGACTGGTAGTGCGCTTGCGGTCCTCTTGAATCGTATAGTACGCATCTACTAAATACCGGGCCTCGGCGGCTCCTAGTGTCAACGCCGCTTTTTTGATGTCTTTGTCTAGTTTCTTGATCAGGTCGAAGTCTTCAGCAGTTGGTATGCCGGTGCCGGTCATTTTTATATTACTCGCTTTCCTCGATCCATCATGGTCACGGATGTGGTCATTAGTTTAGTTCGTTCCTGAAGCTTGTACTGTTCGTCGATCATGACTCACTCGTATTGCATGTAACTAATCATAGATTTTGGCTCCGTTCCCCCAAGCGGATTCCTTCTCCCGAAGTACTGCTGGCACGACCCGTACACGGCAATGTTGCGGGCACGCGATGTCAGAGCTTACGTGTTGGATGTATTGTGTGATTCGCTCCCCAGACTTCTTGCTATACACAATGTGCAGCTCTGCCCGCTCCGTATGCACGTGCTGACTAGTATCTCGCACAACAATGCCGTCTACGATAGCCTCGTATTTAGCTAGTATATGACGTGTTACACGCATGGCTACTTGTTATCTCTGAGGTGATGGTTGGGGGATACGATGGCACTTGGTTTTCGCTCCCCCAACCCTTCCTAGCAATCTGGCTGCCGCACGTCAACTATTTTCAATAATATTTTTGCAAGCTCTTCGTGCTCGTTTCAATCCACGCTCCCGCACGGGGAGCGAAAAGCCCCCAGCAAGCTTTCGCCGGGGGCCATATTACTACAAGTCCATTTAAATGGTCACAAATGTGGCCATACTAACTCGTTATTGCACGCGGGCCTTTTTGTTCGGATACTCTTCAAAAAACTCTTCGAAGAGCTTCTTCATCTCATTGCGGATGAACGCATTAATTTGCGGCTCGCGCAACCCGCGCTCGAACTCACCCGCATCTTCGGCATCCATCGCCGCAAGGGTAAGGCACCGCTCAAATTCGCGCGGAACCTCGATAGTGATTCGCAGACTCTCGGAC